ACGAGTCACACACTGATAATGGAATTGTAAGAGACTTTGCTGGTGGTGCTAATCCTATCTCAGACGGTAGTACAGGTGTATCAGTTACAGTAGACGGTACTTACAGTCAAACACTCAACGGAGTTACTTTTGCATCAGGTTTAGCATACCCTGAGATCAAACCAAACTCAGGAGAACTCGTATACATAGAGAACAGAAGGCTTATTACTAGGGCGTCTGATCAAATTGAGGATATTAAACTAGTAATTGAATTCTAATTCCATGTTAGGTTTGGTTTACGATGCCCCAAAAGACGAATTTAAACGTATCCCCATACTACGATGACTACGATGCGGCGAAGAACTTTTATAGAGTTCTTTTCCGTCCTGGATATTCGATCCAAGCTAGAGAATTAACACAACTACAATCTATTCTGCAAAATCAAATTGAGTCTCTTGGTAGACGTCAATTTAAACAGGGCGATTTAGTAATTCCTGGCGAAGTTGGACTGAATAACAAACTTGATTATGTTAAGTTATCATCTGTTACAGAAGTTGCCGTAGCAGAAGGGAACTCTATTGTCTATAAAAAATATGATATTTCACAACTCGTAGGTCAGACACTTCAGGGTATCACGTCTGGTGTTACGGGTGTTGTTGTATCTACAAGTTTTGCAACCCTAACATCTGCAGATACAGTTTACGTAAACTACACTAGTAGTGGTAATGCTAGTAATGAATCTACTTTCCGTCAAGGTGAAACTCTAGAAGTTGTAGATGGCGTCAATACGCCGCTTCTAGTGGTTGGAACAGACGGAAGTGTCTTACCTACCTCGGTAACTACTAAAGATCCTGATACAGGCGTAGAGACATCACAGACAAGTCCTGCAATGGGATTTGCATCTGCTGTTAAAGTAGAAGAAGGTATTTATTTTGTAAACGGACATTTTGTCCGCAATGATGCAGAACTTTTAATTTTAGATTCCTATACTAATTCACCATCCGCAAAAGTTGGTTTTAAAATTACGGAAGATCTAGTTACACCTGAAGAAGATTCTACACTATATGATCAAGCAAGAGGATTTGCTAATTTTAGTGCTCCAGGAGCACACAGACTTTCTGTTAATCTAGGTTTAGCAAAATATGATTTAGATGCATCAACAGATAGTAATTTTATTCAATTAATTTCTGTTAAAAATGGATCTGTTCAAAGAAAGATTCAACCAGCAGATTATAATATTATTGAAGAGACTCTAGCAAGGAGAACATTTGATGAGTCTGGAGATTATGTTGTAGAACCATTTGATACTGAAGTAAGAGAGTATTTACAATCTAACTCTAATAAAGGTATCTACAAAAAAGACGAGGAAACTGGTTTAGTTAATGGACTAACAGAGGCAGAAGCATCACAAAAGATGATACTTTCTGTTGGAACTGGTAAGGCATATATTAAAGGATATGAAATCCTTAATAAAGAAAGTAAGTATCTCACTGTCAATAAGTCTCGTGAGTCTCTAGAAAGAGACAACATCACATTAAAGCATGGAGACCTTTCTAGTTTCTATCTTACTAACACATACAATACTATTCCATTAAATTCATTTGATGCAGATTTAACTGCGTATCCAACACTATACTTGAATCAATCTTTTAGTGATGGATCTATTGGTACAAATGATACAGAGTCTGCTACTGCACATAAACAAACTCGTTCTAGAAGGACATCAGAATTTACTTCAGATCAAGCAATTAAAACTCTTCTTATAAGTGTTACTTCTGGTACTACAGGTAAAACTTATGCTGATATCGACGATACTACCATTGGAACTACATTCAATTCTTTTTGGGTTAGAATCGCATCTCAGAGTAATGAAGTTCAAGAAATAACAACTCTAGCATTTTCTAAGTTTGATGGTAATAGTTTCTTAGGATCAGGAAATTATCTTGAACTAACTGTTGTTGGTAGGAGAGATGTTGTAGATGAATTACTAAAAGAGTATAGTGAATTTAATACTAACAAAAGAACACAACTATATTTCTCCGAGAGTGAGGCAGAATCTTCTACTTCATCAGGACTCTTTGGAGATATTATCAGTTATCAGGAGTCTATCATTCCTACAATTGGTTTAGCAAAACCAAAGAATATTTCTCTTGCTTCTAGAGGTATTGGTTTCGATCCTAACTCAGACAGAATTTTATCTAAAGGTAGAGTTGGATCTACTCCAGCATATAATGCGACTTTTAAAATGTCGTATTTTAATCCAACATTCTTAACAAGAATCACTGTTGATTCTACAATTCCTCAAGGACAATTTGAAACTGGTAAGTATATTACTGGATCAAGAAGTGGAGCATACGCTGTTATTGAAGGATCTCCTGATGGATATCTAACTTCTGGTAATAAAATTTTCTGTAAGTCTCTTTCTGGTACATTTCAACAGGGTGAAACTATTGTAGATGAAGCAGGTAACTCTCTAAGAATTGCTAAAGAAAATACAGTATCTCACTTTGTTGTTGATTCTAGAGGTATTAACTATGGTGGTCTTACCTCAGCAATTATAGATGGTGTTAAATACGACCCAGCAATCATCAAAGCAAATTTAGATCCTAGTAATGGTATCTACAAACTTTCTATTGAAGATAGAAGTGGAGTTTCAGTTGAGTATGCTCAACCACCTACTGTAACTATTGCAACTACATCCACTACATTTTCTGCTAGTAACGCTGCTGTAGTTAGAGCAGTTCTATTCCAAGATGTTGTACTAACTTATACACCACAAAACGTTAAGTCAATGAGTTCTAGATTTGGTGTTGCTCCTGCAGGGGCACAAGCACCTAATCTATTTACTTCTGATATTGAGTTTAATAAATCTTCTTATATTACATCTACTAACGTAACTGACTTTACATTCAGTGGTTCTCAAGGTAATTCTTTTGTTGAGTGTACAGGTTTTGGAGGAGATGCATCTAAGTCTCTTGTACAAGGTGATATTGTACAATTCTCTGATACAAATAATAATCTAGTAAAAGCAGTTGTACAGCAAGCAACTAAACCTGAAGGTATTAAAAAGTCTAGAATTTACCTAGATTCTTTACTTCCAGAAAACGTTGCTTCTACTACTGTTATCAGAGTAAGACCAAAGGTAGACAATGTGTCTAAGTCTTCTCTTATTTTTCCAACTGGTAGTAAGCAAATTAAATCTCTTGTTAAAGGAACTGATGATACTGCTCTCAAATATTATGCTAGAAAAGATTTTGTATTAGATTCTTCTACTTCAGGTGGTCAAATTACATTCAAAGCACAACTTGAATTTGGTACTCAAAAATTTGTATCTTTCAGTGAAGAACATTTCCTTCTTACTGTATTAGATAAAGGTAATGCAACAGCTGTTGAAACTGGTGATGTTGTTTATGTTCCATCAGACGCAGTTTCTGTAGCAGCATCTACAGATACAACTACTGGTCTGACTGCAGGTAGTGTAACAGTAACTTTATCGTCTACTTATTTTGGTTCACTATCTGGTGGATCTACATATCCAAAACTAAAATTAACAGCGACCTTAGAAGTTACTAAAGCACGTCCTAGACTAAAAACTATTATTAGAAACAAAAAAGTTGTAATTACTCCTTCTGGTGATAAAGTCATTCCTATTAGGGGACAAGATCAAGACGCATCAGAAATTAATACAGTATCATATTCTGATGTAATTAAACTCAACTACATTTATGAAGGTTCTACTACAGCACCTCCACAGATTGATAGTTCAGGTACATTAATTAGTGGTACTGATGTTACTAACAGATATACATTTGATGATGGTCAAAGAGACACATTTTATGATGTTTCTAGGATTGTTCTAAAACCTGGATTTAATAATCCTACAGGTCAACTTTTAATATCATTTGATTACTTTGATCATTCTTCTGGAGACTTCTGTGTTGTTGATTCTTATATTCACGAAGCAGGTGTTACTGCAGATGAGATTCCAACATTCAACTCTTCTGTTTATGGAGTAACAAATCTAAGAGATGTTATTGATTTTAGACCTAAAGTTGATACTGCAGCAACAATCACTGGATTCCAAGATCAATCTAATTTTGCTAGAAATATCTTTAATGAATTTACTGGAGAAGGTGGTGTTGTAACAGCATGTCCAGCAGCAGATACAAACTTACCATATACAATTTCATTTTATCAGAGTCAATACTTAGATAGAATTGATGGTTTATTCTTAAACAAAAAAGGTAAGTTCTTAGTTAAAGAAGGTAACTCATCACTTAATCCATCTAAACCAGAATTGGTAGATGATGCAATCGCACTTGCATATCTTTATATCCCTGCATATACAACTACTAGTAAGGATGTTCGTACTATCCCTGTTGATAACAAGCGTTACACAATGCGTGATATCGGCAAACTAGAGAAACGTGTAGAAAGACTTGAATACTATACTCTTCTTAGTGTCTTAGAACAGCAAGCATTAAATATGCAAATCAAAGATGCTAGTGGATTTGAAAGATTTAAGAGTGGTTTTGTTGTAGATAATTTTGAAACTCATAAAGTTGGTAAAGTAAGTTCTATTGACTATAGATGTGCTATTGATACTAAACAGTCTGTATTGAGATCACAGGCAAGAGAAGATAGTGTTGATCTATCAGAAGTTAATACTAAAGAAGATGAAAGAGTAGTAGCAGGTTATGTTAGAAATGGTGATGTTATAACTTTACCTTACAGTGAACTAACTCTTCTTGAAAACCCATTTGCAACTAAGAAAATTAATCCAAACCCATTTGTTGTTATTCAATACGTGGGTGATGCATCTCTAGACGCACCTGTTGATTCTTGGTATGAGAATACTGATGCTCCTTTAATTACAGATAACAATACACAACTCTATACAATCTTCTTAGCAAAGAGTAATGTGAGAGAGGCGTATTCTAGCATCTATAATTCTTATGCTGTTAACTGGGTAGGATCTGATCAAAACTTCTTTAATATTAATTCTCTATCAGAAATTAACTCTGATGCAGTCACTTCTTCTGTACAAATTGCTAACGTAGGAAGTTCTTCTAATATTAGTCCTCAAAATAATGAAACTGGTAAAGGTATACAAACAAAAGTAATTGGTGAAACTGCTATTGCTAGTTCACTACAACAGTTTGCTAGGTCTAAAGCAGTTAGGTTTAATATTCGTCGAATGAAACCTAATACTAGAATCTATCCTTTCCTTGAAGGAAGAGATATTTCTGGATGGACCAACCCTGATCTTAGATATAGTGGAGTTGCTGGTAACTCTCTATCTACATTTGGTTCTGCTATTACCACAGATGATGCTGGTAATGCTAGTGGATTAATTTTAATTCCAAATGGTTACCCACCAGTTCAGGGTAGCACTTGGAACAATTATATCTACAATACACAATACGACACAAATGCAGAACAACTGCAGTTTACTGTCGGTGAAAAAACTATTAGATTTACATCTAGTTCAACTGACCAACCTAAGGAGAATGTCGAAACATTTACCGAAGTCAAATATTACCCTACGGGAGTCCTTCCTACAAGTACATCTACAGTTACTTCTACACTCCCTGCAAATCTCAAAACAAATGAGGGAAGACAGATTGTTGATACAGACACTGGATCAAGTAAAAAACCTTCTCCTTTAACACAAACATTCAAAGTTGAGAACTTGGAAGGTGGATGTTTTGTAACTGGTATCAAACTATTCTTTAATAAAAAAGATCTTAAAGTTCCAGTTAGAACATATCTAACAAATACTGCTAGTGGAAAACCAGGCAAATCAATCATTCCTGGTACTGAAACTACTATTGCTCCTGAGACTAAACTAAAAGTATTCATTTCTCAAGATGCATCTATTGAAATTGCAGAAACTGTTATTGGATCTATTTCTGGTGCATCTGGTCCTGTTTATAAAGTATTTGATAGGACTGGTACAGAAGTATTAGCAGGATCAGCAGATAAGATTCCTCTTTCTGCAGATCAGGTTTATACATTAGTTCTTTCTAATAATAATGGTCAGTCATTTAGTGCTGGTGAAACACTTACTGTACCATCTTTGACTTTAGCAAATAATACAAACAATACTACTATTTCTCTTACCATTGCTAAAGACTCTGGTAAGTTGGTTGATCTTAAAGTTCTAGCAACTGGTACAAATTATGATACTGCTTCAATGGTTATTGAGAGTCCTCAGTTACCAGGTGGTACAACTGCTACTGGTAGTCTAGGTGTTTCTGGTGGTAAAATTTACAACTCAGAAGTATCAATTTCTGGTTCTGGATATACTAGTGCTCCATCTATCGTAATCAATGGTACTGGTTCAGGAAATGCAGGTGCTTCTATTCAAAGCGTTGTTGATATGGATAGTCCTGGTGTGACTATGGGTATTGCTACAGACCTTTCTACAGATGTACAAGGAAGTATAGGAACTGTATTTGATTTTGAATATCCAGTATATCTACAAAACGATTCTGAATACGCATTTGTTGTAGAGACTGATTCTACTGAGTATGAAGTTTGGGCATCTGAAGTTGGTTCATCTTCTGGATCTGGAACTGTTACTCCTATATCTGGTCTTGGATCTGTATTCAGATCTCAAAATGTAGAGAGTTGGACAGAAGATCTCAGAGAAGATATTAAGTTTACTTTAATGCGTGCAGAGTTTGATAATTCTAGAACTGCTAGTGTACTATTAACAAATGAGCAACTTGGATTTGAAACAATGAGTTTAGATCCTATTTCTACAAGTAGTGAAGCATTTAGTAGTGCTACATTGAAGAAGTTTAGAGGTAACAACAAGTATGTACGTGTTCATCATAGAGATCATGGTTTTGAAGAAGGTGGTAAGTCTTACGTATTCTTCAAAGGTGTGGGATCTACTGGAGGTGTTGCAGGATCTACAATCAATACCAATCTATTTAAAGTAGAGAATGTTGGTATTGATAGTTTCAATATTGTATCACCTACAGAAGCAAGTTCTAACGACATTGGTGGTGGTGCTGTAGGTTTAATTTCTAACAACAGAAAATTTGAAAAACTATATGCTGATATTGGTTATCTTTCATTCAAAGAAACAAAGATTGATTCTTCTGTTAAGACAACTGATATTATTCCAGTTGATAATGGACCTGTAAATTATAATTCATATTCTCAAAGCAATTATGAGAAAACTTTCATTAAGCAAGAGCACTTCTTTATTAATCAGAAAGTAATTGCTTCTCGTGTTAATGAACTTTATAATGGTTTGCCTAATTCATTAGAATACAAACTTGATTTATCATCTGAAGTATCTAATCTATCTCCAGTTATTGATTTAAGAACTAGTTCTGTTAAAACTATTAGTAATAGAATTGAATCTGCTAAAGGAACTGAAAATAGGTATGGTAGACAGAACCAACTTCTTGAGTTCTATAAAATCTATCAGTTTGCTATTACTGGTAACAGTGGTACTGATATAGATGTAGGTCAAACAATAGACTCTACTACTAATACTAATACATCTGAGGTTGCTGGTTTAAAAGGTGGTAGTGGTAAAGTTTTAGCATGGGATACATCTACTAATACTGTAACTGTACAATTAAGAAACAGTGGACAGTTTAAAGCATCTGAAGCATTGACTTTCTCTTCTCAGACTAGTCTAACTGGTGTTACAATTACAAATTCTGGAGCGACTGAAATAAAACCAGACTTTAGTATCAATACTACATTGAATGCATATAACTTATCACAAAGTTCTTCTATTGCTGATGATGAATTATATCTTGATAAAATTAGTGGTAACATTGTTGACTGGGATGCACAGTCTCAAGTATTAACTGTATTCAATGATAAAGAAGCAATTGATGGAAACTTTACTGCTGCTGTAACAGGTGGTTCTGCATTCACTAGAAATGCAACACCTACAAATCAGTTACCTGATATCTTCCGTGTAGGAGATGCAGTTCAGTTTGTAAACCAAGCAGCAAATACAAATGACTGGTGGATTATCAAAAACGTTGATTACAGTGCTGGTGTTGAGTTTGTTCCTGAGAATAGATCTAAAAATACATCTGGTATTTCTAAGTACGTATCAAAAGAAATATCTCTAGAAAATCCAGGGACAACTATTGATGTTAAATTAACAGCAAATATTAGAGAAGTTTCTAATATTAAAGTTCTTTATAAGATTAAGGAATCTTCTAGTGAACAAAACTTTGATGATATTGAGTGGGCATTCTTTAACATTACTGGTGTACCAGATATTGATATTGAAGCATCTGCAGAAAATGAGATCTCAGGTCTCTTTGAAAAACAAGATTCTTATCAAGAACTACCATTCAGTGTAAGTAATCTACCAGAGTTTACATCATTCGCAGTAAAAATTATTATGGAGTCTGATAATCCAGCATACGTACCCAAGGTACAAGACCTCAGAGCGGTGGCGAGTTTCTAATGTATCAAGTTGAAGGTGAAGATGGTCTGTATAGAGATCCATCAACAAATGCTATTATTAATAAAGATAAAAAAGCATTTGAACAAATAAGAGCGTCTAGAGTTAGACAGGAATTACAGGAAAATGAACTTCAAAGTTTAAAAACTGAAATAACTGAGCTAAGATCGCTTTTACGTGCTATAATAAATAAATCAGACAATTCATGAATTATTATGTCCTGCACAGATACAGCAAAACTAAAAGGCGAATTTGAAGCGCAACTCAAAGACGCTGATACAAAAATTACAAAAGTCAAAGAAGAATTAGTACGACTCAATGAGTATCGTACAAAACTAGTAGGTGGTTTAGAAACTTTAGGTCTACTAGAAGAGCAAAATAAAGAGCACGAACATCCTGCAGAAGATGTAGCACCAAGTAGCGTTGAGTAATTGAATATTACTCTCGCTAAATAGTGAGGGGTTTTATTTTAGGCTGATGGCGGCAATACCAATTAATTTGATTTGTGAGAAGGGGACAGATTTCTCTGCAACGTTCAATATCCAGAACGAAGCGAACACTACTCCTTTGAATCTTACTGGATATACCGCTGTTGCAAAGTTAAAGAGAAGTTACTCATCATCTACTGCAACCGACTTTGTTGTCGATTACCCAGATAGATATAATGGTGCTTTATCAATATCTTTAGCAAATGCAACAACAGCAGCATTAGAAGCCCGAAGATATGTTTATGATATTCTTTTGACTGCTCCATCTGGAACCAAGTCAAGAGTTATTGAAGGTATAATAGAGATAACCCCAGGAGTATCCTGATGCCTACGTATAACGTTAGTGTACAGAATTCTAATTACAATGTAATTACTCCAGCGCAGAAAAAATATGCGGTGGGGGTTACTTATGATATACCTGCAAAGTATCTTCAGAATAATAATATTGTTCTGGATGACTTTACAAGTCAGTTTAACAATTCTCAAACTGTTTTTAATTTAACAAGTAATAACGAGGCATATGTTCCAACTGACTCAAGTCAAATCATTGTTTCTGTAAATGGTGCAGTCCAACATCCAGGTGTTGACTATGCCGTAACTAACAGTCAAATCGCTTTTACTACACCTCCTTCCGTAGGCGATAAGGTTTTCATTGTTGCTTTAGCAACAACTGCAGACCTAACAAGAACAATTAATTTTGTTCATAGTAGTGGATCTTTCGATATGGGTGCTGGTACCAAAGGTGAATTAACCATAGATGTTACAGGACAAATTGATACATGGACTATCGTTGGTGATGTAAATGGATTTCTCAGGGTAGATATTGAGAAATGTAGTTTTACTGATTATCCCACTGGATTTTCTTCCATTTGTGGTACAGACTTTCCTACTATTGCTGGAGGAAATTTAAAAGGAACTAACGATAATCTCACTCAGTGGGACAAAACTTTGGTTGCAGGAGATATCCTCAGATTCAAAGTACAAGGCGTGACGAGCATCAGAAGATTTATGCTTGGTCTGAAAGTCTTGTTATGATAAATAATTTACGGTTGAAACATTTATAAATAAACGTAAGCAAGCACAACACAAATTTTGGAGTTAAGTTAAATGGCACTGCTAGTACCTAATATTGGCGAACTTGAGTCGCTTCGTTATCTAATTAATAACAATAATCACGTTCTTGATCGTGAGGATAATGCTCCTCGTGACCTGATTCTTAAGCTGTATAGCAGCGACACAACACCAGCTGAAGGCGATGTTCCTTCAACTACTGCATACTATGAACCATACGCTAATGGTAATACTAACGGATATGGTACTGCAGGATCGACTGGATACCCTACAGGAGTCAATAACAGAACTGAAGCTCGCTACGACTACACAAATGCTTATGGTATTCTCCTAAACGGTGCTCGCTGGAAAATTAACCAAGACTCTTCTGCTAACGTTGTAACTACTGCTACATATCCTGAGCAAACATTTACCTTCGACAGTGCCGCTGGTAATATCTATGGTTACTACATTGTAAGAGCAAACAATATGCCTGTTGCAGTTCATGGTGTTGTTGATGCTGCTTCTGGTGCCGCTGCTGCTCTTATTAACAAGGGTTCTAACTCTGATCCATGTATCGGTGTTATCGGACAAGACTACATCACCTTGCCTAACACTGCAGCTATTATGGACAATGTTACTCTTGGTCAAGTAGTTGGTGGTAACAGTGCTGTTCCAGCAGGTACAAAAGTTGGTGGTATTGATCGTTCAACTCGTAGAATCTATCTTTGCGATTCAAGTAACGTTGCTGTTCTTCTTACTGATAACATTCAGGCAGCGACTGATCCTTCAATTACTCTAGATTATACAGTAGTTACTACAACTGCAGCACATGACTTACAACCAGGAGATGTAATTTACATCGCTCGTGGTTCTTCTAATACTACAACTACAGAAAATACATACACTATCTTTAGTACTCCTTCAAGTACTACATTTGAGACTACACCTTCTCTTGATGGAACTGGTAACATGACTCTTTACAGCAGCATAATGTTCGCTGAAAGATTTACAAATGGTCCATATCCAATTCAGAACAACGGTGACCAAATTAAAGTTACTCTAAACATCAGTCTCGACTGATATTTGACTTTTCTTTATATCATAAATTCAGTGGGGGACTTGTTTATAGTCCCCCTATTTTTTTGATACTGTATGGCGAACTACGTATATGCTGATACGAATACAGATCTAGACCTAACGTTTGAGACAGAAAACTTAGGTCAAATTTCTGCGTCTGGAACTACAGCAGATTACGGAAGTCTTACAGTAACACCAACAAATTTATTAGCAAATACTCCTCTCTTAGCAGAAAGTGATACTGATGGAGATAGAGGAGAGATTGTAAATCAAAGTATTTCACCTATGGGCGCTGTTGCGTCTATGACCTCTACAACAAACGAAGCGTTTGCTAGGACGAGTTATCTTGGTTCTGGTAATATCGCAGCGTCTGGTATCGCTGGGCAGTCACTCAAGCGTATCTGGATTGGTTCAGGAACCATATTCGAGATGGAAGGAGGTATGGAACGCAGTTCCGCGTTCTGGTTGGGTTCAGGTGGAGCAACATTTGATGGTGCGGCGGTAGAAACATTTAACGCATCTTATAATACCGATTCTGATCTACTATTATCAGATGATGATTATGGAACTATAGAACCCTTACATGAGGGTTATCTACAAAACCAAAAAGCGCTTCTGGGTACAGGTGTAGAACCATTTCCGACTCCAGATGGCGGCAGTATTACAGAACCTTTCAGCGAGGGAGAGGACGATTACGGTTCCATAGTATTTGGACAGAGACGCAGAACTGTTCATGATATACAAACAGTAGAAGCAGCTAGAGGTAAGTTTACATTAGGTGAGCGTAAGGAAACTGGTTTACGTTATCAAACAAGGACTACTGCTACAGGAATCCCTGATATGCCTATTAATAGGTATGAATGGATTGGAACTGGATTTAAGGTTGGATTCCGTGGTGAAGTATCAGAAAGATTTAAACCTACATTTGGACAAACAGGTTCAGGACTCTTTGCTGTAACAGGTACAGCTGCTGAATCTTACAAACAAGAATACTCAGGTAGTTCAGGAGAACCTATTGAACTTGATCTTACACTTCTTGATCAAATCCCTTATGTAAGT